AGGATCGCCCGCTTCAGTCTACCCCTTTTCTCTGACCACTTGGGGTCACTGGAGTTGACGACATGCATGCCCTGGTCTTTATACCTCTGCACCCTGTCGGGCCTGGCCCAGTGGAACTTGCCACCTTCGACCTCGGCCTTACGGCGCATCTCTTCAGGCAGGTATAGGATGTCGTACCTGTCGAGTTCATCCAGCACCTCCAACCCCTCTTTGGATACTGCCGCCTCGGCATCTTTCATCTTCTTGAGGTCGGTCATAATGGCGTAGGCGTCCCATCCCAACTCAGGGTTGAAATGTGTCATCTCCAGGTGGGCACGGTGCTTGTCCAGCCAGTGGTTCTGTATGGTGGCCTCGAACTCGTCTTCTTTGCCGAAGAAGAAATCGTTGCCACACCACGGGCATGGCCTGTTGCCTGTAGCGTCTGTCTCCAGGTTAGCATAGGCCCAGGAGAGCGTGTCCTGAAGGTATAGGGCATCCTCTGGCAATGGCTTGTCGGGCGCATTGTCGGGGGTGGCCTGCTGGCCCTGGTCGCTGGTGAAGTTAAAGTCTTTGTCGGCCAAGGCCTACCTCCTGTGGACATAAGCCATCGGACCTGCGGGAGCCGCCTGTGGCACCCCCTCATCACCGATGGCGTTCTTGTGGAGTTCACGCAGCTGCTCGATAGACAGGTGACCCAGCCTCTTAGGGGCTGTCGCCTGTATCTCCCGCAGTTGCACGTCGAGGTTCTCTTTCTGCTGATGTGCCGTCAGCCTCTGCCCACCACTGCCAGGCTGTAGAGGGCTGTTGCCGTTGCCCGAAGGCGTGGCTGGCGTCGGGGGGACTACCCCCGGTCGTATCTCTCCGGCCTTGAGCATGCCCACATAGACCTCGTTGAGGAGAAACCGCTGGTTCTGCACGTTTCCCCACTGTGGGTTCTGCGCGATGACCTGGCTCATGCGGCGCCCTATCTCTGTCTCGGCACCGGCATCTATGAGTCCTTGTGCCCTCATATTGGCCAACTCCTGAGAGGAGGTGATAGAGGCGGTGACGCCCCCTACCTCACGCTGTATCTCTCCGCGCATCTCTGTCCGCAACTCGTTCTTAGCCTGCTCCAGCAGCTGCCGTGACGTATGCTCTGACACGTTCTTTACGGCGTCATAGGCGGCAGGACCCCCCTCTTCCGCAGTGCCGAAGAGGTTGCGTAGCCTTTCCTCTTCAGGATCGCCAGCCGGAGATGCCTGGGCGGAGGCCTGATACCTCTGTTGCTGGAGCACAGCATTCATCTGCTGGGCATGCTGTAGCTGGGACTCAGCGGTACGGCGTTTCTCTGCTTCTTCTCTGAGGCGATAGGAGGGCACGGTTGACCCCTCAGTATCGCCTTCTCCTGTGGCACCGGCATCTCCAGTGGTTTCGTCCACCAACGAGAACGCTATTTCAGGTTCGGGAGCAGGTGCCTGCTCAGGTTCGGGTCCGGTGGCCTCTGGCGAAGGGGCCGCGGCAGTATCGTCTGCCTGAACGTCGCCGGGTGCTGCTGTTCCTTCTTCTGCCATAGTCGGTATTCCTTATGTCAGTGGATGCTTACCACATCTTACGGGAAATAGAGCCGCCGCCACTCTTGGCTTTGGCTTTGGTCAACCCTTTGGGGTTGAGGCGTGAGGCCGCCGACAGCTGCGCTCTGACCTCTTTGCTGGCCTGGGTGCCGTCATACTTGGCCATGCGCTCTGCGCCGCTCTTGCCCTTGCTGTAGCCTCCACCGGTGCCGTAACTCTTCTTGCTTGCTTTAGGCATAACGTCACCTCCGTTATGGGTTTCGATTAACCCTGTCTGCTGCTACCTTCATCTCTCTACGTATCCTGGCCTCCCTGAACAGTTCCAGGGCGGCTTTCTCCAGCGTGTTGGGATGCATCCCCCGCATAACAATGCGGGGCTTCTGTTCGCCACCATAACTCTCGCCGTCGGCCACGGTGACCAGTATCCAGTGGTCGTTGTTGAGGATGTTACGTGCTATCGTCTCCGACAGGTGGTCAGGCACCTCTTGGATCGGCATCGGCTCTCAGGTTCTCCATAAAGGTGATGGTCTCTTGCAGTCCGTGCAGCTTGCCCAGTTGGTACCTGTCCTCACCGTGGAGGTGTCCATTGAGGGCGTTGACAGTATACTCCCCTGTCAGGTCGTGAAGGCTGGACGCTACCATGTCCCACCCCGGCTGTGCGAAGACAGACCAGAGGGCCTCTTTTATCCTGTCATCCATCATCCACCAAGGTTAGGTGGCGGCGGCACCCCTCCTCCACCCATACCTCCCCCGCCGTTGCCTGCCGTCTGCGCCTGGTATGTCTGTGCGAAGTTGCTGGCACCCCCCGGTGTCACGTTGCCTATCTGTGCGTTGGCCCTGTTCTGTGGGGAGGCTCCGCCGGGACCAGGAGGGCCTTGCTGTTGTTGCTGCCCCTGTGCCGCCTGCATCTGCTGCATCTGGGCCTGCTGTTGCTTCTTAGCCATCTGCTGGTAGTGGAGGGCCTTATGCTGAGAGAACGCCGAAGGGTTGGGTCCACCCAGGATGCTGTACGTGTCACCCCCTTCAAACGTCTCCATATCGGCAAGGTGCTGCTGGTCGTCGTCAGAAGGGTGTACTGGTGCGGGCTTGCCAGGGCCATAGGCGAACTGCACCATCTGGGCGTTCTCCTCGTCCTGTTCTATGGGGGTACCGGCAGAGACAGCACTCTTAGGCCCTATGAAGCGTATTATGTCGCTCTCCCTAAAGCCCATGCTCTTATATACCTCGGCCTCCAACTCCCACCGCCTGCCCATCTCCTGCATCGTCAGGGGACTGTTAGACCCTATCTGGAAGGCCGTCTGTGCCCGCTCGAACCTGTTCTGCTGTGAGAACATACCCACGTTGGCACCCAGCCTGAAGTCATACTGACCCCTGAACCACAGGTCATCACGGGTGAGGCCCGTCTTGACGAGGGAAGAGTCTTCCCCCTCCAGCCGGAAAGAACGCTCGACAGGACCAAACTGCATCTCCAGGTCATATATGAGGCCACACAGAAAAGAGAAAGCCCGAGCATCCTGCGCCAGAGGCTCACTCATACGGGCTTCGGCCTCCTGCTTGGTGCCCAGGAAGCCTGTAGCGTGGCGGGCAGAAGCCCCTGACGTAGGGGAGACACCCAGGAAAAGGTCGGTGATGCCCATCACGCGCTCTACAATGGTGAGGAGGAGGGACTCTTCCTGGTGGTAGAAGCTGGTGACGTTCTGCACCTGGGGTGATACGATGTCATGGGGGTTGTCCACAGGGATGAGGGCCATAGGGCGCAGCTTGATCTCGCTGGGCCGTATGTAGCTCGATGCCCGCACGAAGTACCACGGCAGGTTGGTAGCATAGCCTACGTCTACGCGCAGGTTGTGCAGGGTGTCCAGCTCCTGGGAGAGGTGGTCGATAATCTCGCACACGCCCATGCTGTAGAACCTGTTGGACACCGTCTGGTAGTGCATCTCGAGGAGGGGCCTCTTGCCTGTCCACACCATATCTGACAGGAGGAAGCCCCCGAGGAAGAGTTCCTGGTCTTTGGCTACGAAGAAGACCATCTCTGTCAGTTCGCCGGTGTCAGGATGCTCGTAAGGCCCCCAGTAGGTGTATACCTCGAACTCGGGGTTGGGCCTGGCCTCCCTGTCCTGCCTGGCCATCGCCTGTGCCCTGTTGGTGCCCTCCATCCTGTCCTGCTGCCGTACCCTCTCGTTGTTCTCCCCTCCCGACCGGGACTGCCCCGTCCTCACCTGGTCTGCGGCGTTGTCTATCCACCACTGCTCATCCCTGTCGTCTTCAAACATCTCAGAGTATACGGAGATGTCCGAGGTGGCTTTCTTGCGCATCAGGGAGAGGTACTCGAACTGTCGGGTGACCACCCAGTCGGCGCCACCGGGATTGCTGGGGCAGTTGGGCTGAAGGTTCATGCACCCTATGGGTGCTATGACATCGTCCCACTCAAAGGGGTAGAGGACGGGGCCACGATAGCGGGTGCCCGTACGTATCCTGATAATAGGCTCAGGGGCCACCTCTACAGGCTCATCGGTGACATCGTCATACTGGGGTGTCCCGTCGGGGTTCTCAGCGAACTCAGTGTCTGTCGTGGGGTAGTCGGTGGTGCGGTAGGAGTAGGTGTCATGGACGTGGGTGACGAGGGAGACAGAAGAGCCGTGGATGAGCCTTATCTTGCTGCTCCGCGCCCACAGGGCGTGGGCATTCATCCTCTTGGGTTGCAGATGCCACTCTACGTTGAGGGCGGCATCCTTGGCTACGGACTCGTCGTCGGTCTCTTCCCAGTGGCCCTGCACCAGCGGCGTCTGGGACCATATGGTGTGCGTCATACGCGCCTGTATGGCGTCTACCAGCCAGTAGGGCATCTGGACGTGGAGCCTGCTGCTGCCCTCCCACGGTCCCTTGCGGGTGCTGAACTCCTCAACTTTACCTCTGAACATCTGGTCGTAGCGCAGGTGGTCGCCTGCCCACTTGTTACGGGCGACGACGCCGTCCTGTGCTATGCGCGTCACATACTGCGCTATCTTTTCCTGCTCCTCATCTGAGAAGTCTAATGGCTCGGGATCAGGGAAGGTGGGCGCCCGTGGGGTCTGCTCAGGCTCCATCTCCGGCGCCTGGGAAGGTGCCGGACCCTGTATCATGCCGGGAGGACCACCGGGGGGCATGCCCATACCGGAAGCACCAGCAGGGCCAGGCATATCGGGAAGACCGCCAAGAAGTTCAGGAGGTAAGGCCATAGATACCCAAAGATAAAGACCGATGGTTAGGTGCTGGGGGGGATAGGCCCCCAGCCGATCCTATCCATCGGCCCATGATGCCAAATACATAAAAATGAGGCCACAGAAATGGCGTTACCACCCTATCCGTGGCCTCTCAGGGAAAGAAACCAGCCTTGCTGAGAGTAAGTATACGGTAACTTATTCCTATGTGTCAAGCAATTTCTTTACATGGCGGGTCATATCACCCACTCCTCCTCTCTGAGCACCTTTACCACCTGCTCCCACACATCACCGAGCATGCTCCGGGCCTCGTTGGCCTTCCTGGTCAACTCCTCCGCAGAGAAAGGCAGCATCTCCCCCTTTTCGTCGATGCCGGTACCGTAAAGGGCACCCATCAGGAGGACATGCTGGTAGTTATGGAGGAAAGTAGCCTCGGCAGGCTCTTCCCGCCCCCGTGCTTCCAGCCACAGGGTCCAGTCGAGGCGGCTGTAGAGGTCTTCAAGAGTCATATCAGTATCCCGTAATATTGCGGCTGTCTACCTGCCCTCGGGGGTCTACCATCCTGTCTCTGGGGTCTTCCTGCCCACTCCTTCCTGCCCATAGCGTAGCCTCCAGGCCCTTGACAGCCAGCCACAGAGCCGTAGTGACCGCCGCCTCCCCCGCATCTATGCCCTGCGCTGCCCCAGAGGTGGTGTAGTTGGCCTCCGAGTCCGACCCCAGGACATACAGCGTCTTGAGGGGTGCAGGCACCGCAGGGCCGAAGATAGGGAGGCTGTCGTCGGGGTGCTGCAACTCCCTGTTCCACAGCAGGTTGAGGTCAGCTATCATAGCGCCGACCGTGGGCAGTGCCGTCTCCCTGATGGACGCTGTCGTATCTTGCGACACAAAAGTAGAGTATTTATGTCGCAACACCTGCGGGGGGTCGTCAGGGTAGTAGGTGAGGCCTTCCCACCGACGTAGGCCCTCTACGGCAGAGATAGGGGCATTGGGACACCCTACGAAGTCAGCGAGGTACTTGTCCTTGAGGGTGACAGCC